GCTGCTGTAACCAAACCAGTATCTTTTGATAAAACAGCCATTTACTTCGCCTTCTTCTTTGCTGGAGCTTTCTTTGTTGGCTTTTCAGCAGCAGCCTTTTCTTCTTTGGCTGGAGCCTTAGCAGCTTTCTTTACATCATAAACTTTTTGAAAATCTCTAATGCGTGTCATTCGCCACCACCTAACCTAGTTTGCGTACCTTGTCCTTCCCGACGCATTGGAGAGAACAGCAATCTCATTCCACCAGTACGGCGCAACCGGCGGCGAGCCTGAGCACCCTGCATCTCTGTGCGTTCCTGAGCTGTTGCGCGTTCCTCAGATCTTTTCTGAGCCGCCTCAGCATCTTTCTCTGCCTGAGTAGGGCCGCGTCTGCGACCACCGCCAAATAATCCCGCCATGTTAAAACCTCGTCATCATGTAGTAGTCAGCCCCCTCTGGGCCAAACTTTCTCATAACACTTTCTACCTCAAAACGTAGTGCTTTGGCAAACTTAAATGCGGTATCATTTTCCACTTTTACGCAGATTTGTAGCCTTCTAACCCCATAATCTTGCAAAGCGGTATCGGTTACGGCCCTTGCTCCACGCACAAGTGATATCGCATGACTGCCAATGTCCTTGCTGGGAACAAGCCACATCTCTGCCAGGCCATGCCAGATGTGCCGAATACCAAAAGCTATGACAACCTTGCCTCTGCCAATACCCGCCCAGCTCCATCCGTCCTCAGAATTATCCCAGATGTAATCTATGTAATTGGGAATATACTCCATGTATTCTTTGTTATCATCGGCCAGTCGCATTCTGGCAACATGCTCATAACGCAGAGGAACAAGCTGCTCGTCTGGACTCATGCGAAACTCTGGAAGCTGAACCAATCCCATCAGAAGATCTCGAAGTCTGTTGCCGCGTTGAATGTTTGACCGCTGTTAAAGCTACTGCCGTATGTACCGCGCCGCAATCGACGTTGCTCGCCACCACCCAGCATCAGATAACCAAACGCATCCCCGCAGTGAGAATGCTCATTCTTCACCGGCATATCCTTAAAACGTTCCTGCCCAGCGCCGAGAGATTGACGCTTGAAGAAATAACCACCAGACAAAGACTTGCGAACCCGTAAGCATTTCTTGTTTATCATCAGCCCAGGCTTACCGCCCACTAGCCTATTCATAGGCGCAGCAGCAGCCTCACGGCGCACGTTAAACGCGTTACTGTCAGTCGGAGATGCCTTGAAGCCAATCGAGCGCAAGTGATCGAAGGCAGTTACCTCATAGATCTCGTCGCGCTTATTACCGGCGGGATCGCCCCATATCACCACATCAGCCTTATTGAAGCTCGCAGCGATCTTAGCCAGTAGCTCTTGCCCAAATCTCTCAAGCCCCATGTCAAAAGTTACAAGCTCATCGAGAACCTTCCAAGCACCACCAGATGTACGCTGCCCAAAGATAGCGGCTGGCGTCAAACCAAAGTCAACGCCGATCTGCAAGGGATATTGAGGGTCATAAGTAACATCGCCTGACATCATATCATCGTCATACTCAGGCCAGACCGGACGCCCCTCTTGCACAAACGTGTACTTGCCTTCAGCGTAGCATCTGATCCAATCAGCATTCTTACCGCCGAGAAGCTGCTCATAGTACCCACTAGGCAAATGAACCTTGTTCTCAGCAGATGGATTAACCATCCACCACTTGCCGCCAGAGAACACAAAGCCATTGGCCTCTGGGTTTTCGGGCAGATCCTTAGCACTTACCTCCAGCACACCGCCAGGTTGCCGGTAGAACTTCCACGGAAACCGACCGCCGATAGGATTCTTCTCTGCCAGCTCATGCCACCAGTGATCTGCGTCAGGCGGGTTGGTGTCCATGATAATGCCATACCAAGACGCACCACCGTCTGATTGCGTAGGATAACGGCCAACACGATGCGTCAGCCCGTCGATCACAGCCTTCGGCAGCTCACGGGCCTCATTCACCCATGCACCCGTTAGCTCCAGCGATAACAGCTTCCTTACATCTTGTGGCGTAGAAAGAGCCATGAAAATAACTTCGCAGTCTATGCCAGGCGCACCCTCCCTCGAAGGCAACTTTAGATGATGCGTAATAGGCGGTTGCCAGCGCATCGGCCCCCATACATCCTCTGGGAATAGCTCTTGCCAGGTCTTGATCGTTGTTGTTCTTAGCTCTGGATAGGTATTGCGCACGATCACAAACCGAGAATACCGAATGCCATCACGCGGCGAGGGCTTTTGCTGAACAGCCTTGAGCATTATCTCAGCAGCGCAGCCGTATGACTTACCAGATCCAACCGGCCCCATCAGGCCGCGAACAAAAGATTTATCGTGTAGAAACTTCCAAACCGTTGCAGACTTGGAAAAATCCAAGTTCATGCTGGGAAGATCAGTCATCATCTGCCTCATACGTTGTGGTAATGTCTGGCCCCTTCATGTTGATCCCAACAATCGAAGGCTTGTCCACGTTCTTTTCTGCATCGAGCAAGCCACTAGCCTTAGCCAAGACGCGCAGAACACTTACCTTATCAAACATCTCAATCGTCGTACCATGCTGGCCAACAGTCACCTTCTTGATCGAAGCCAAAGCCTCATCAGGAATATCCTCTAACGGCTTTACCTGGCCACTGTGCAGATCAATGATGTCGGTAATGCGAGCCGTACCCATTGCTATCAGCTCAGTAGCCACAGCCTCTTTGTTCTGAGCCAATGTCTCCGAGCGGCCAATTCGACGCTGCAATAAACGCGCACCGCCAAACCGACCAACCGGCGGGATAGGCTTTATCTTATCCTCTTTTTTGCGTGACATCAGAACGGAATACTATCCCCGCCCAAATCCGTATCGGCGCGGGAAGATTGCTGAGAACGTGAACCATCATCTTCAAACAGCTTTAGCCAGACCTCACCATCCTTATTCGGTAAAGGCAAACTCTCCAGCTTAATGCTGACGCCCTTCGAGCCGTTTTCACTCTGAAAAGCAATGCCATGACGCAACCAAACCGGCTTATCCCGACCTGGTACTTCCTTGGCTTGCACAACACTAAATCGCTTAGACATTATTTCCTCCTATACAGCGTTGCAATGAAATTATGATATCGCAATGGCTATTGATCCGCAACAGCCTTGATCGTTTGACCAATCCGCATAGCAATCTGCGGCACGATAGCATTTCCTAATCCTCTAAGTCTGTCCACCCTTCTGGGTATCCCATTAGCCACTCTACCCACTGCGGGTTCAGGGAGCCAGAACTGCGCGTTTCTTTGACCGCCGTTGTCAGCCCGATCTGCTTGCCGATCTTTATTCTGCGCTGAATGCTGGGATCTTCCATGCAGCCTCGATCCCTGTTGTCGCTGGCTTGCGGCGTGGGCCACATCGTCCGAGCTACGACTGTCTCCAGGTTGGGGTTCTTGTCGTTCACTCTGTTGTGTATGTTTTCCGCTGCCATTGCGCTGCAAGCTCTTGGTGTCGGCCACATCTTGGCGGCGGTCTGTAAATCCATCCCGCGCTGTTGCCCACTCTCTCGCCGCTGCACTGTTGATCTGTTTACTATAAGATCCTCTGACCTGCTCCCCCTTTGGCTCGCTGTCGGCGTGGGCCACGTTTCTGGCGATGATCCAAACTCTGTCGCGTCTGTGCGGAGCATCTGTGGCGCAAGCTGGAACAATGAACGGCCTTGTGGCGTAGGCTTCACGTTCCAAGTCAGATAGCACTTCGTCGAGGCCCATAGAGACGTGCCCATAAACATTCTCGAAAACGCACCAAGCGGGTCGTTTGGCTTGAATAATAGAAAGTATGTATGGCCAGATATGTCTGTCATCTTCTGTGCCTCTGCGCTCCCCGGCAAGTGAAAAGGGCTGGCACGGGTATCCCGCTGTGAGGATGTCGCAGTCGGGAACATTTCTATCTGGGTCATTTGCTAACTCCTTAACATCAGAAGCCACAGGAACATCAGGCCAATGCTTAGAAAGTACCCGACGACACCAAGGCTCAACATCGCAAAACAATATTGGCTTACTCAATCCAGCCCACTCAAAGCCAAGAGAGAAGCCGCCTATACCACTACATAAATCAACGTGTCTCATACATTAGTGATATTACAAAGAAAGCAATACCACAATAGCTAGGAATACATATCAGTGATATTGCTACGAGATTTATCCAGCAAACCCTCAGCCAACTGCTTAATCAAATGCGGAAACACATCATGCCCTATCACAGCAATCAACTCACCATCGCGCCATATACGCAATCCATCAGGATAAACGTGCCAGTTAATCACTTGCTTTTAACTATTAACGATTTCGGTATAGACTTGGTTGTCATTATCTCCTTCTTAGAGGGATCAACCGGCTTGCCCAAATAATCAACATACTTGTCATCACCAACGCGATAAGCAGTCTTTTTCATCTCGCCTATCTTATCAAGATAACCTTGCAGCTTTGCCTCCTTAGCCTTCAAGCTCTTCTCTGGCTCACCACCACGAAGCACCCTGATGCCGCGACGAATGCCCTGTATGGCCGCAGCGGGAGTTGTCAGAACAGCCTCAGCCAATGTTGGATCAGACGGAACCTTAGGCATCTTCGGAATAGATCGCAAATCTGACTGGATCTTCTTCAGAAGAACACGAATGTCACTCTCACCGCCAATCCGCTTGGCAGCAGCTTTGTTTAGATCAGAACTTTTCTCAGCCATGTCACTTCTTCTTTTTCTTGGCCATCTTCTTCATAGCCATCTTCTTCAGCATCGGATTAGCCTTGTCCTGCTTAGAAGGGCGACCAACCTTACTACCATACGTTCCCTTACCCATTGGCATTGCGAGATCCTTTCCTAATACGCTTCTTCGCCTTCTTACGAAGCGCCTTCAAATCACTAGCCTCAATCTTCTTCGGATCACCCGAAACCGCAGCTAACCTCTTCTGAGCAGCGCTGTACTTCCCATACGGCATACCACTATCCTTTCAATATATCAGCATCAGCCTTACGTGCACCACCCTTGCCAGTAGCAGCACTCTTCAATCTACCCATCGCCCATTGATGCGCAGAAACCTTCGGACGTGAACCAGAGCTGTAATAAGCACCCAACCCACGCTTATAAATCTTCTCAGCCTTCACCTGGCCACCAACAGCCTTAACATACTTAGCAGGTAACTTCATCGCTTAGACCTTTCCCTAGAAATCCTGTCCATATCAGCCCTAGTCAACTTACCCATACGATATAACGCTCGAGTTCTCAATATTTCCTTGCGCGTACCTTCCACATCACCAGATCCAGTAACATACTTCCTGGGAATGCCTGACTTGCGATCCTTGGGAACAGACTTAAACTTGCGGGGCATTAGGACACCTCATGGTTTTTCGGAAAATATTTCTGTGGGGGTATGCAGCCATAGCAGGCGGGGGCGGGGGGCAAGGGGTCGATTGCTGCAAATCCGAGCAATTCCCTTTTGCAGGAGCCTTGATGTTTTGCCAGGCCAGTCTGGAAGCGTATGCTGGTGGGTTGCTGCATTTATTTAACATAATGTGTATTATGCGACTTTGCATATCCTGCTCGCTGAGTGGGGGTAACTGTCTTTCTGGTATGTCGGGTCATCAAGCTGCCCTTTCGTCGCTGTGTGGCTCGCTCAGCAGCTCTACGGCCTGTGTAGCGAGCATGATCTTGGCTCGATCGATCGCTTCGGGTTTGATTCGCCAGCCTTTGGCTAATGCTGCTGTGAAAAAGTCTCTCGTCAAACACTCGAAAACTTTCCTTAACTCCAATAAGTCCAGATCAGCTTGCGTGTTATAGCCAGTTTGTTCTAGCCTGTGCATCTGCTTTGCCATTGTTTCAGCTTCTGCTAGTTCCATTTGCTGCTTGGCTGACAGTCTGGATCTGATTGTGTCCTCGTGTTTCACCTGTGGATCAAAGACAATGCGGTTGCTTGTGCTCTTCTGTCCTCGCCAGAGTGGCTTTGCGTAGACCATGTATCCGAGATCTCTGAGGCGTCTAACGTGATAACCGACAGCAGTTCTTCTGCTGCCGATGTCTTGTCCGATGCGCTCTTGGCTTACGAATGTTCTACCCATGTGATCGGCGTAGCTGCAGAAAGCTATAAGCACTCGAAGCGTTTTGGCTGTCATCCTGGCGTCTTTGATTGCCCTGATTGGCACGACAGCAAACGCTCGCAGGTCTTTGGCTTTGAGCTGCTTTGGTCGCATCAGTACGGGTTCTCCATCAGTTCCTCGATCGGATCGTGTTCGGTGTATTGCACTGGCTCTGGTGCTGCATACATCTTCATTTCTTCTTTGAGATAGTTTTTGTAAGGCTCTAGCTGCTCTGGCTTTATCAGCTTCTTATCGATCAGCCTGGTTGCGCCTGATCCGTTGATGTAGCTTTCGGCCACTGGTTCACCGGCGTTTATGCGTTTTGCTGCGATCTTGTCGCTGTCGAAGATATGCGGCTGTCTTGGCCCTGTGATTGCTGTTGCTTGTGTTTCGCTGCACTTCTGCGCGGCTTTGGTGAGCGTGTAGATTGTTGGCCATGATCTGCTTCGGGTGTTTTTTCTGATGTCTTGCGACATTTTGCTGAGAATATGATCTAGGCTGGATTGCTCGACGCTGCTTGGTATTTCGCTGTTGATGTCCTCAACCATTGCGTCCATCTCTTGGCGTGCTCGATCGGGCGTGTGGTTTGCCGGTACATCGTAGCGCTTGAGTTCTTCTTGGAGCCATGCGCCGATAGTGCGTGTTCTGTCCTGATATTTCATTGGATCAGCTTTCTGTCGGTTTGGTAGCTGCCGAGTATTGCTTGCATTTGCTGTTCGCTGGTCATGTCCTGCAGTGATTGCTCTTGCAGCTCGTCATCCCATCGCTCGCCGTTTAGCCATGTTGAGAGATGCGGCAGATATTTCTTGTCCTTGCCGGTGGATGCTTTGACGTAATCGATCAGCGCCGAATGGATCTTGTCATAGTCTACCTTGCGCAGTGCTGCATTGAATGCTTTGCGAGCTTGGCCCTTGCCAACCTTCTTTGGATAGATAGACCACAAATCATCAAAAATGACCGATATATTATTGGTTATATTTCCAAGGTTATTACTTCCAAGGTTATGGGGGTCGCAATTTACCACTGGGGGGGGTGGCATTTTGCGACTGGGGGGGTTGTATTTT